CCCCCAGGCCCCCCCCCCCCCCCGCAATACTGATGTCCTGACAGGGAAAGCCTCCGCTGATGACATCGACTTTTCCTCTCCAAGGTTTTCCATCGAATGTGCAAATGTCATCCCAGATAGGGAATCTAGGTAAGAGTCCATCAGCTTGCCTTTGCAATAAAACACGTCGTGGATAGTCTTCGATTTCAACGGCTGCAACGGTTCTCCACCCAAGCAAATGTCCTGCAAGGATTCCCCCTCCAGCTCCCGCAAATAGTGCCAACTCATTCATGCAACCAATTCTTCAATTAATTCAAAGCTGTCAATCACAAGCACCGTCTGCAAATACCCGCGCATTCGTGCGTGTTCACGCAGTTGATGGGGCTTGCACTTAACGCCTGGGTATTTGAGCTCCACCCACACGGTCTTGGTCGGCAGCATCACAAAGCGATCAGGTGCCCCAGTACGGCCGATCCATTTGACCTTGCGTGTGTCACCCCCGCACTCACGCACACGCTTGACGAGTTGAGTCTCAATCTGAGATTCACGCAGCATGGGTTCTACTCCATGCCTCTTTAAAAGAATTCTTCAAGGTCCAACCTCGTTTGAGAAAGCTGATAAACAGTTTTAGGAATTGCATTGATTGCTCCTATTGTTTTTAAAATATCATTTGATTCTTTGATATACCACTCAAAATTAACATCACTTGGAAATGCACTAGGTAGCGTCATCATGGATCTTGCACCGGCTGTGCGTGGCACCACGTACCCATTGATCTTGTAAGTGATGGGATCATTCATCTGGGTGCTGTAATACCATCTTATGGCTTTGCCCAAGTACTTCTTATCCTGATCCAATGCTCCACCTTTAACATTTCGCAGACTCAAAAATCTGCAAATGTCAGTGCAAGCTCGAATTGTTGTTTCAACCGGCGTGCCGTCTTGCAAGTACTTGATCACAGCCTGGGTGCTGATCTCAGTCGTTGGGTTCTTGTGTAGGCCACCAATGTTCAAAGCAAACGCACCCTTGGCTTTAAAACCTTTGGCGGTCAGCGCAATGTAATTGTTCACATCCCGGCTGTATAAAGCTTTGTACTCGGTCTCATCTGTCTCAAAGCCGGTGATCACTTCCCACCCATACACAATGTTTTGCATCAATTCAGACTTTGATCTCTTGCACTTGATCACTATGCCGTCTGTGTTGGCCGAGACCACAGCGATGCCTTGGGCCTCGAGCTGCTCGATAAGCATCAGTAGAGCCAATTGACCCGTGATCGTTGTTTGGATCAGGAGGTCGGGGCTGTAAAGGCCACTGTACTTGCTGCCGAATTTCCCAAACGATCCGTTGATCACAACTTTAAGTGCAGCATCTGTAACCTTGTCACCAGAGCGCTTGGCCTCAATGCGCTCTTGAACAATGGACTTGTACACTTTCAAAAACGCTTTGCCAAGATGTGCTGGTGCTAGGTCACAGCTCAGAATAATATTGGGGTAATAAGAAGTCACATCACGGTCCACCAGGATCGTGTCATCGTCAGCCAAGTGGCCAATGCTCTCTTCCGTGGAATGCAAGCCGCCCACACCCAAGGTGTAAGTAGAGCCACCTAGTTTTAAACTGAAATTCTTGAGCCACTCTGGCTCATTCAACTTGCCCGAGTCAAGCACCACAAAAGGGTCTGCTTGTAGGCAATTTAAAAGGGTCCTCAGTTCAGCCGCCTCAAAGTGGATGAAATCTGGGGCCCTGTAGAAGAAATTTGTACCGGTTGTAAAATTGGGTTTCTTTACAGGAACCCCAGAAATCTTTGACACTTCCGCGCAAATTACAGTTTCGGCAATCTGTGCATCTGACTTGCTCCGAAGATCAATGTCATACTTGTTGCCCATCTCGATTCTCAGATCGATTTGCGGTAAGAGGTGCATATAGAGCGCTTGGGTGAGTGCCAGGTCATTGATGCAATAAGACTTCAATATCTCGCGCTCACTGGGCTGCACACTGTGAGACGGCTCAAAGGGCAAATCTTGCAAGGTCTTGCAGTGCAGCCGGCCACCGTACATTTTCAGACTCATCATGCCTGGTGCAATTTCAATCAGATCGATGTGATTGAGTTTCTTTAAAGTTTTAAACTTAAATTCATTCTCTAACTGAAAGCCTCTGGTGTTGTTCAAAATGATTGAATCTGCACAAGCTTTCAATGCAACGGTGTCGGCCCCACTCAAGGCCAGGCTTAAAAGTGGAACGTCAAAGCCGTTGCCGTTAAAACTGACGAGCAAACTCTTGAGTGCTTTACGCAGTCCCACTTTGTCAAGCGGCTGCCCCTCAAACATCTCAAAAGTTTGCACTTCGTTGGTATTGATATTTTTGAACGCTGCCAGAAAGTAATCCTGGAAGATTTCTAAATCAAAAACGTGAGTGGTGCTCAAGTCAAGTCTTCCTCAGACTCATACACATCAGCCGTTTGTTTGGCACCAAAAGGCTCACCGTCCCCTGCAAACTGCACGGAGGACAGGCTTGCTGCAATGCGCTTGCCAAACTGATTGTCCATCGCCCAGATGTCAATGTACGCATTGACAACACAACCCCCATAAGGCCGTCCATCAGCCTCCACCAGAGGGGTCTTGCCATCCAAGTCAAGGACCAAAGGTCTCTTCTTACTTTAGGCTTTGACAAACATACAATTTGCATAGCCATCGTACTCTTTGTCAGCGCCATCTCTTAAACACACCTTGCCCGCAGTATGAAGAGTTTTCATAATGCTATCGGCCTTGGCACCCCACTTCTCTTTGGCCACGGCCTCAATGGTGGTGAGCATTTCTTTCAGCACGGGACTGTTTTTGTCAATCAAAAACGTGGCCTCAAACTTTGGGTCATTGTTCTCAAAGGATTTGGCCTCGAACAAAGCGGGAAATGATAGACGGACTTTCTTTAATTGAATTTTCATAAATTTCCTAGTTGGTGGGGGAGTAAGAATCGGGCATTGGGACATGAGCGGGGCGGCGGTCACTCTCTTCAACGACCACGGGCTTGGCCGGTGGTTGGGTGATGAGTGCTTGCAATTTGGGCCACTGGCGAGGGCCGATGGTGTAGAGCTTGGAAAGCTTATCTGCAGCCGTAGGTGTGATGAGGGTCAGGGTGTACATCTCTTCGACCTTAAGCCGCATAGACTTCATCAAGCTCTCGGCCTCGGCCTTGTCGGTCCAAGCTCTCGCTCCTTTATTGCCCAAAACAAGCTTGTAATTGGGTAAGGTGCCACCATCCAGTAGGCGTGTCTCAGCCTCTGCGCGTATGGACTTGATCCAACCCTCAAACATATCAGCCTGGCCGAGTAAGAGTGCAAGAGCAGCATCACTCAATTCATCGGGCACCAGGTTCTCAAAAGCATCAAGTGCATGGTCACGCAGGGCCGGGCACTGGGACTTGGCTCGGCACCACTGACACGCCTTGTCACCAGGCACCAGAGCTGCCTTAGAGTCTTGGGTCAAGAGTGCAGCCTTGGCCACATCCACACTGAAGTTGTTGAGCTCATCCACGGACTGCACCCATTCGCTTACAGTGTTGAGCCTGGGCTGATGGATCACCATCCTCACTTGCTCAATGTCACCGGCAAGGTTGTACTCTTCAAGGGCCGCCAATGCATAGATCTGCAATTGTGGATTGTGGTCCGCTTGGACCGGCACACCACGGCCGTACTTCAAGTCAATCACAATGAGCTCTTTCTCAGCCAGGATCACCACATCGGCCGTGCCAAACGCATTGTCTTCATTGGTGAATGGTGAGATTGAGAGCCGTTGCTCAATCATGCAAGTGCCCCGAGTGGACTCCACCACATCACGCACATAGTCAATGTACTTCTGCACCTCATGGGCCATCTCTTCATCGAGAATCTTGCCCATTTTGAGCTTGTATCCAATATGCACCTTGGCATCAAAACCGTTGGTGAGTGCAAGTGCAGCGATCTCATGCGCGTCTGTGCCCTCATCGGCAAACTTGCTACTGACATCCGGCAAGTCTTTGGACAGTCTTACTGAGCCTGGGCAGTGCATCCACCTAACCGCAGAGCTTGGGGAGAGTAGAGCGTGGCCACTCATGCCAGTAACTCCACAAACTCAGAATACTGGGAAGGAGTCAATTCACGGCCACCTTTAACACCAAAGTGCTCAAGCGCTTTGATCAAAGTTTTCTTGTCTGAGATCGTTTTCTCACGAATAATCGTGACAATTTGCGAATAATCAATTTCTTTGGGGGGAGTTGCAGCCACTTTGGGTGCAGGGAATGGATCGAAAGTTTCATCTTGAATGACTTTAGTTGGCGTTGGGTTGCCGACTCTGGTTGCTATTGCTGCAGCCAGGCTAGCAATACGTTCGTTGGTGGTGCGCTGCTCATGCAAAATGTCAGCGAGAAGGTCAGGTATCAATTCAAAGCTCATAAGTTGCATCCTTGAAGGCCGGTGAAATAACCGTTTCTAGAATGTAACAGATATTTGCTTATTCTTGCATTTGGTTGCAATTAAATTAGTTTAATACTGAATAGGTGAAAATACTTATATTATTTTAAATAATTGAAAATAGTATTGAGTGCTCTTTATTAATCTGAGAAAAATAGATATGAAGACAATTCAACAAATTACAAAAGTGAAAAACGGTCTGGGGGGGGGGGGTATACCCTTAATACCAGAGGTGCAATAGCGCATTGTTCGTTCTTTAGAGAGAACGTCCACGTTGTGAGGTACGAGGGAGTGCTTTGCAGAAATGCCCGGTTTGAACTTTTAGAAGAGATTTACGACCGAAGCAAGCGCCGACACTTGTTTGAAGACTTCACCAGGTGTGAGAGTGAGCCTTTTGGCGATGTCAGAGTGGTCTCACTTATTAAAGGCACCTGGGGGGTCTCAATTCCAAGAGATGTGAATTTACAAAAAGCCAGGTCATTGGCAAAAGCCTATATCAAGTTGGGTGTGTACCGGATTCCATTTCCGGCAAGCCATAAGCAAACGGGTCTTGAGTACTTGAACTCTATTTCGCTTTCACGTACTTCATAATGGCCATGGTGGCCTCGGCGAATGCGATGGCTCGGATGGCCTCATCATTGGGTAGCAAATTAAAGATGCGGTCCAGTTGGTGGCCTTGGAGCGCAATGGTCTTGGCCATGCTGTTGGAGAGCTGACCGGTCTGTAGCCAGGCCGAGTCCACACCCAAATAATCAGCTGCCTTTAAATGCAAGTGCATCGAGAGCCGTCTATCAATGGAGCTTGTGAGTACAGCACCGATGGCTTGCACGGTGCAATCAAGACCTTTAGCCAATTCTTTGCGGTCTATGCGTTTGTCGTCCATTGATTTTTGCAATCGTTGGGCATAAGTGGAGTTCATCCTTCAGATAATACGCTTTTATTTCAAAGGATTTGCAAATAAGTGCAAATAGTTGCTTAAAAATGATGTTTTAATGCTATTTATTTATGTTACATTTTTTTATATGAACAAACAACACACAAAAAACTCTGTCAACACAGCCCTTTTGGCTGCTCTTACACCTATCACCTCTAGAGTGAGGACCGATGTCACAGCCAAGCGATCAGCTACTGGCGCTGCACTCTGGACCACCGAGTCCCTCACGGATGAAATGCTTTTAAAACATTTGAATGGTGGGCCGGCACGCGGTTGCAGTTTCATTCGTCCTGGTGAGAACACCACACTCATTGCAGCCTTGGACTTGGACAGCCACCAAGGTGAGTTGACCTGGGACGAGATGCGGGTGACAGCCCTCAGAATTGCTGACCACTTGTCAGCCAAAGGTTACCCGACCACGGCTTGGAGGTCGAGTGGTGGCAAGGGCATCCATCTTTACTACATTTGGGACACGCCCCAAGATGCGTACTCTGTGCGCTCCATGCTCCAAGGTGCTTTGGGTGAGCTTGGGTTCACGGACGGTGCCGGTGGTGTGGCCAAGGGTGAGGTGGAGGTGTTCCCTAAACAAAACAGCGTTGCATTAGGTGCCCACGGCAACATGATGTGGCTCATCTTGACCGGCGAGTCCGTGCCTTTGGAGAACATAGCCGACTTCTGGCCGGGCACCAAGGAGTCGGCGCTTGAGATGGAGTGGAACGTGTGCCAAGATGTGCCTGTGCTCACAGCTCCCGTTGTGACACAGAGTGGTGCCGGTGTCACAGTGGGCAGTGAGACACTGCTTTCGGCCTTGGCAGCCATCCCCAACGATGGTGAGGGACTCAGTTACGAGTCATGGCGTGACGTTATATTTGCGATCCACCATGCGACCAGGGGAAGTGCAGCGGGCTTAAAGCTTGCCCACAGTTTCAGCCAAAGGTCGGCCAAGTATGACGCAGTGTTCTTGGACCAACGCACTTGGCGCTACATCAGAGACCGTGAGCAAAGTATCACAGTCAGGACGATCATTGCTCTAGCAGAGCAACACGGTTGGCGTGATCCGCTCGAGACGTTCAGCCCTGTAGTTGCCGCTCCAAGTCCTCAATTTACACGTTATAAAAATGGTCAGATTTTCTCTAATATGATGAACACCGTGGCAGCATTGAGTGATCCCGCATGGTTGGGTTTGCATATCAGTCTTGATACGTTTACCAACAAGGTTATGCAGTGCCCTTATCAAGTTGAACCTAATTATTCTTGGAAGGCATGGACAGAAATTGACACCAGTTTGCTCCAAAGACGGCTTGAATTAAAAGGTTTTAAACTTGTTGGACTTGAAACCAGTAGAAGAGCCCGCGATTTAGTTGCTGATCGAAACCAGTTTGACTCGGCCCAAGTTTGGCTTGATGGCTTAAAGTGGGACGGCACACCTCGCGTGGATGTGTTTTTGTCTCAATATCTAAAAGCCGAAGACTGCGCCTACAGCACAGCAGTCTCACGCTACATATGGACCGCTATGCCGGCGCGGGTTATCAATCCTGGATACCAAGTAGACATGATGCCCATACTTGTTGGGGGGCAAGGTATCCACAAAAGTACGGCCATCAGAAACATGGTGCCCAATCTCGAACTTTGTTGTGAGATTAGTTTTACTGAGAACGAGAACGATCTTTCACGCCGTATGCGCGGCACTTTAATCGCCGAAATTGCGGAGTTGGCCGGTCTTAAAACCAGGGATGCTGAGATGATCAAGCGGTGGATCACCAAAACTCATGAGCAGTGGGTGCCTAAATTCCAAGAGTTCACAGTGTCCTATCCACGGCGTTTGCTGTTAGTTGGAACGACCAACGAGCGTGACTTTCTGAGTGACCCAACAGGCAACCGAAGGTTCCTTCCATTTGATGTGGGTGTGGTTGATACGGCAGCCATCAAAAGGGATTGCGAACAGCTTTGGGCTGAAGGACGCGAGCTCTTTTTACAGCATGGTTTTGACTATTCAACGCCAGAAAATATGGCCAAAGATGAGCATCAAAAGTACAGCTTTGTGGATGAATGGATCGATACAGTTAAAGAATATTTGAGCAAAACAGACCCCATGACCGGCGAACCTAGAGACAGCCAAGGTCACTTTTTGCGAGGCATTGAGGTTTTAAGGGATGCAATAGGAATTGAGTTCAAGTTTCAGCGAAGAAGCGATTTAGTGCGGATTGGTAGGATTTTGCGGGAACTTGGGTATATCCGCAAAAATATACGGATTGGGAACGTGGTGATTTCTGCGTATTCCTAAAATGTTATCGATCAGAGGTGATTTGTTATCGGTCTAAAAGACGGCTCAATAACAAAATTCTCCTCTAGAAAAAAACAATGTAGTACTGTTATACATAAATTTTATATATATAGGAGTATTTATATATATATAGGGAGAAGTATATATATGTATATATAGAAAAGGAAAAATGGGGAAACACGATAAAAAGGTGAATAAAGGCTAACAGTTTGATAACTTTCTAAATAGTTTATTAACAGTTTAAATAAATGTAAAAAGGTGGTAATGATGGAAAAGTCAAAAATCAGAAATAGAAAGAGGGTCAGCCGTGGAATTTTGACGGTGCTTGTGCTGCTTGAAAAGCACGGGCCGTGTCAGATCAAGGACATTGCACGTTTCAGCGAAATCAAGCGAGTTGATTTGTTTCAGTACGCGAAAAGAGGGATGGAGTATGGATTGGTTTGGCGCACAAAAGTTGGCGTGAAATGTTTGTTTGAGCCGTGTTCAAACTGGATCGACTTGGTTTGTGCAAAGGACTACAGCGTTCAAGCTGCGACACAACCGCCCAAAGCCCCAGGGCCCACTTCCGTGTTTGACCTTGGCGACAAAGTGCGGAAAATCCACTTTGCAAAAAGTTGTTAGAATTTAAACGCCGGACAAAGACAGTTGCCGGACTTTATAAAAAGGGAAATCGAAAGAGAGTACCTTTCTTTTTTTAAGGATTGAAATGTCAGACTTCAACCAATGCCCGACTTGTGATTTGTTGTTCAATTCGACTTTGGCCTTTGACAAACACCGAACAGGCCGGCACGGCATTGATCGAAGATGTTTGACCCAAGCTGAGATGATTGCCAAAAAGATGGTCAAAAACAAATTAGGACGTTGGGTTGGTAGCGCAATGCCTATTTCTAGGTATGCTGTGGAAGCCTAGAAGCGTTTTAAACGGCAAGTTGATGGGTAGGTAGCCAAAACAGGAATTTTGCCTAAAAAGCCTTTACGCAAAAAGATCAGCAAAATTCAATTCATTGACAATTATTTGCAATCTGTTTGAAATAGATGTTGCCTATTGCCTTTAAATTGTCGATAGTCAAAATCTAACAAATAAACAATTTCAATAGTATTTTGTGCTTTGAAACGGTCAGCGAGAACGCTGTTTTTAAAATACGCGCTCGGACACGACCCACTCTCAAAATGCAAGTTTTAGACCCTCATTCGATCTGGCAAACCATCTTTGAAAAGATGACCGAGGGCCATTCTTTGCAGCAAATATTGCGTGAAGACAAGTCGATGCCAAGCACTTATTTGGTCTACAAAATGCTGTCCGACCACCCCGAATTAAGAGAGCTGTACCAACAAGCGCAAGAGGCGAGAGCTGAATATTTGGCTGAAGAAATTATGACGCTTTCAGACGCCCCAATGCCGCAGCTCGAGGGCTCGATGGCCAACGCTTGGGTGCAGCGTCAACGGCTGCGCGTTGATTCTCGCAAGTGGACTGCGAGTAAATTGAAACCGAAAGTCTACGGCGATCACATTGATCTGACGGTGAGAGATGAACGCATCAGTGTGATCAGTGCGCTCGAGCAAGCGCAAGCCAGGATCTCGAACGTAACAGATGTGAGTGATAAGTTATCACAACGAAGTTGAGGATTCATGCGGGTTGCAGAGGGTTTAGACCCAAAGTGCCTACAGAAAGTGCCTACATTGGCCGCGGATCTGGGCAGCCTGGGACCCTCGGCCCATCGGGACCCCGCCCCCTAGGGCCCTGGGCCGACCGGTCACAGTGACGGTGGGTTCGTGAACAATTTTTAATTTTAAAAATATTATGGCAACAAACGCACTTGCTCCGCAAAACGAAAACGCCCTGGCCACATTCGGGCTGTTTCCACACATCAACAAATACAGAAAATTCAATGATCGTGAATCAAGCGCCAATATGCCAATTCAAGCAGCGCTCGGATCAGCAGCCGCTACCGGTGGCTTTTTATCAGATCTGCTGAGTAACTTCCAAAGCCCCACGGGCAATGAACTCACCGGTGATGTCAACTACGCACCCGGCGCCAAGCTCCCCTACGGCACCCAAGAGCTGTCCAAGATGCTGCCACTCCAACCCACCACGCCGAATGAAAGGTTTGCCAGGGGCTTGGGTGAAATGGTACCGATCAATCCCGCCCCGGCCTTGAGGGCTGTAGGAAAGGTTGGGGAGATGGCGCTTAGAGGTGCCGGTGAGATGGCAAATGCTCGGATGCTGGGTGGTGAGTCCATGGTGCCCGGGCTGTCATCGGTATTGGCACCAAGCATGATGAAGTTTGCAGGAGCCCCAGGCAAGGCCAGAGCCGCGGCTGAATCACCGGCCGCGGTGGACAAGGACATTGAGTTTTTGCAAAAAGCTTTGTTAGAGAAATTGCAAATGAGGGCTGTGGGATTGGGTGAGTTCCCAAGCACCATGCCACAAAAGATTAAAAATCAAACCGCCAAGGGTGGTTATACGGTGAATTTACCCAGTGGTGTTGTGCCGAACAATGGTTTGATGATGGGGCGTTATGCAAACAACGATCCACGCAATATGGTGATCCCTGCTGCAAATTTAACCAAAGAGGACATTCTTCAATTTGCAAAGACTAACAAAAATGCATTGAACAATCCAGAAAATCATTTAGGCACTTGGAACAACCCAGAAAATAACAACGTCTATTTGGATGTATCCAAGCGCTTTGAGCCTGATCAGATAAGACAAGCCACAAAGTTTGGTGAAAAGACGGGCCAAATAGCCGGGTACAACACTGGACTTGGTGAAAGTTATCCGGTGGGCAATTGGGGGGACTTTATCAAGAGTGATGAATTTGTGGGACCCAATGGAAGGTTGGCACAAATGGAAAAAGCGGGCCGTGATTATTTGAGTAATTTTCCAACGGGCAATTGGTGGGACATTCGTGGCTCGAACATGGAGAAGGTGTATGGCAAAGAGAATTTGCCACAAGTGGCCGGTTTCACGGCTGCGACCGCGCCGGTGTCGGCACCTAGGGAGAACATTCAGACAATGAGTGAGTACATGAGGCGGCACATCAAGGGTGAGCCTATTTTGCAGCCGAATTGGAGAGTGGGAGAAGGGATGATGACCAGAACCCCAGGGGTGCAAATTGGGATGGAGGGTTCACGGGCCAATAACTTGGTGAGATCGGGATTGGGGGACTATGCCAATTTGAGTGGCAAGAAGGTGGGTGAAGAAGGACGGGCATTGATGGGAGATCCCAACGCGGTTGTGTTAGATCGCCATCAGATCAGGGTATCTGAGGACCCAAGCCGCGGTATTTATGCATCGGGGACGGCTGACATTATCACGCCGGATCAATACGATGCTTTGAAAAATGCAATTGTGACCTACACCAAGAATCACAGCACCAAAACACCCAATGAGGCAAGCGCTGACATTTGGACGGGGATTAGAGAGACGATTAAGAACAAGTCGGATTTATTTGGAACGAAGTTTCAAGGCTCTGCTGTCACGGGTGACTCGAAAAGCTACATTGATCACTTCAATGATTTGATCAAAGACAAGGCCAAACATTTGGGGATCAGTTTGTCAGAGATGGAGACCAGGCTAAAGAAAGGAGACGCTAACTTGCTGTCTACTTTACTAGCGACACCCTTGGGACTGGAAGCTTGGCAAGCATTTCAGGAGAAGGACGTTCAATAAGGTTTGGGTCGTGGATGCCGTCTCTTGCGTCCATGGCTTTTTTATTTCCTATCTTCCATTGCACATAGGCGCGCAACTTCTCGGCCTCTTGCTCTGTTTCAGCAGGGAGGCCGTCCTTGATATCTCGATAAATATATAGGGTACGAATGTTACTCATTAATCCACAATAACACGGAATAAAGCTAAATGCAAACCCCCATTTACACAAGTGCCGAAGAACAGAAGTTGATGGTCGAGCTGTGGTCACCCAATGTGGCCAATTCACCAGAGAATTTTGTGCTGTACGTGTTTCCTTGGGGGGTAAAGAACACGCCATTGGCCAATTTCAAGGGCCCAAGGCTGTGGCAAAGGGAGGTGTTGAGGGACATTGCTAGGCACATCAAGAGTCAGAACGGCAAGATCGATTTTGACACTGTGCGAATGGCCGTATCCAGTGGCCGTGGCATTGGTAAGTCAGCTCTGGTCAGTTGGCTCATCTTGTGGATGCTGACAACTAGGATTGGTGCCTCGGTTGTGGTCAGTGCGAACAGTGAGAACCAACTACGCAGCGTGACCTGGGCTGAACTTACCAAGTGGAGTGCCATGCTGATCAACTCTCACTGGTGGGAGATTTCAGCAACCAAACTGGTGCCGGCCCAGTGGCTGACCCAAGCGGTCGAGCGGGACTTGAAGAAGGGGACCCGGTACTGGGCGTGTGAGGGCAAGCTCTGGAGCGCCGAGAACCCAGACAGTTATGCCGGGGTCCACAACCAGGACGGCATGATGCTCATTTTTGATGAATCAAGCGGCATCCCAGACCCGATATGGGAGGTGGGAGCCGGCTTTTTCACGGAGAACACACCGGACAGGTATTGGTTTGCGTTCAGCAACCCCCGCCGCAATTCAGGTTACTTTTTTGAAACATTCCACGCAAAGCGCAACTTTTGGCACTCACGGACAGTGGATGCAAGGACCGTGGAGGACACGGATAAGAGTGTGTATCAGCAAATTATCGCCGAATACGGGGTTGATTCATCACAAGCAAAGATTGAAGTTTATGGTGAGTTTCCAAGCTTTGGAGATGACCAGTTTATATCAGGCTCATTGGTCGATGATGCTGCTAGGAGAACGAAGTGGAAGGACTTCACAGCACCGATTGTGATTGGCGTAGACCCGGCCCGTGACGGGGCCGACTCCACGGTCATTGCGGGGCGGCAAGGCCGAGATCTCATTGCGCGCAAGCGCTACTCAGGCGAGGACACGATGGAGGTGGTGGGCCGTGTGATTGAGGCCATTGAGGAGTATGCACCGGCATTGACAGTCATCGATGAAGGGGGTTTAGGTTATGGCGTGCTCGATAGACTTGTTGAGCAGCGGTACAAGGTGCGTGGCGTGAACTTTGGCAACAAGGCCAAGAGCCCAATTGCGTTTGGCAACAAGCGAGCTGAGATGTGGAACGACATGAGGGTGTGGCTCAGGACTGCGAGCATCCCAGAGGATCGGCAGTTGAGGGCCGACTTGATTGGACCGACCAGGAGGCCGGACTCGAGTGGCACCATCTTTTTGGAAGGCAAAAAGGAGATGCGGGCTCGGGGGCTTGCAAGTCCCGATGCAGCCGATGCACTGGCTGTGACCTTTGCGTTTCCCGTGGCGCACCGGGAGTACAGGGATTATTCAAATAGAAATTCACAACAACAAAACCAACCAAGCGGTTGGATGGGGAGTTAAATTGATCAGACCCACGCTAAACAGAATTGTGATCCGTCCCTCAGTCAGAGTATTGAGCACGGTGCTGATTGTGAACAACTCCAAAGAGCCGTTCAACGAAGGCACGGTCGTGGCCATTGGGCCAGATGTGACCGATGTGGAGGTCGGGGATTTTGTCAAATATGGCAATGGGGATTACTGCGATTGGCCGACACATACGGTTGACGGTGAGCAGTTCCAGATCATCACGGACATGGACATTGCTGCAGTGGTGGAGGCATGATGAAAAACGGACTTTATGCAAATATTCACAAAAAGCAAGAACGTATTTCTCAACAAAAAGCCGAGGGCAAGCCAGTAGAACGAATGAGAACGCCTGGCTCAAAAGGCGCACCAACGGCTGCCGCTTTCAAACAATCAGCCAAGACGGCCAAGAAATGAGAAAGCACGACAAACCCATTGAACACAAGACCACGGGCAAAGGCAAGACCTACAACCCAACGTCTGCCGGTGCAGGGATGACGGCCAAGGGCCGTGCTGAGTACAACTCTAAAAATGGCAGTCATTTGCAAGCGCCGGCACCACATCCAAAGACTGCAAAAGATGAGGGCCGTAAGGCTTCTTTTTGTGCGCGGATGACAGGGGTTGTCAAGAACGCCAAGGGTCCGGCTGAACGGGCTAAAGCATCACTCAAGAATTGGAATTGCTAATGCCATTGACCAAGACATCCACCCCCAAAGCCTTTGAGAAAAACGTCAAGGCTGAAGTCAAGGCCGGCAAACCCATTAAGCAAGCCGTGGCCATTGCGTATTCGGTTAAGAGTCAAGCTTTGAAGAAAAAGAAATAATGGCTACTTCTGAAAACTACGATGACAACGGCGTTGAAGAAGCGGCGAAGGTCAGTGACGGCAACGAGCCCGAGGCCGAGATACTGAGCACGGCGAGAACTAGGCTGTCGATGTGCATTGGTGCGTTTGCCGATTCGAGGGAAGATGAGCTCGATGATTTGAGGTTTGCGGCTGGCTCACCAGACAACCAGTGGCAATGGCCTAGTGGTGTTTTGGGCACCCGCACATCGGTGCAAGGCTCATCGATCAACGCAAGGCCGTGTCTCACGATTAACAAACTGCCGCAGCACATTCGGCAAGTGACCAACGACCAAAGACAAAACCGCCCAAGCGGTAAAGTGATCCCTGCTGATGACAAGGCTGACGTAGAAGTCGCAGAGATTTTTAATGGAATTGTCAGGCATATTGAATATATGTCGGACGCCGATGTGGCTTATGACACCGCGTGTGAAAACCAAGTCACCTATGGTGAAGGCTACATCCGGCTTTTAACGGAGTATTGTTATGAAGACAGTTTTGATCAAGATATCAGGATTGGCCGCATCAGGAACAGCTTTAGTGTCTACATGGATCCAACGATTCAAGACCCTTGTGGTTCGGATGCGGAATTTTGTTTTATCACGGAAGACCTCTTAAAGTCAGAGTTTGAACGGTTGTATCCAGACGCGACCCCGCTTTCAAGTATTGAGTCTCAAGGCATTGGCGATCAATCGATGGGCCAGTGGCTCACCGAGGACACGGTTCGCATTGCAGATTACTATTACATTGAACACAAACAGGCCAAGCTGAATTTGTACCCAGGCAACATGAGTCATTTTGACGGCTCACCTGAAGACAAACAAATGAAGGCCATGGGCTTAAAGCCTGGCCGTTCCAGAATGGTGGACCGCAAAACCGTCAAGTGGTGCAAGACCAATGGCTATGAGGTTTTGAAGTCGCAAGATTGGGCCGGCAAGTTCATCCCAGTGATCAGAGTCGTTGGCAATGAGTACGAGGTTGAAGGTAAGCTGTATGTGAGTGGTCTTGTTAGAAACAGCAAGGATGCTCAGAGGATGTACAACTACTGGTGCAGCCAGGAGGCCGAGATGTTGGCCCTGGCACCAAAAGCACCCTTCATTGGCTACGGTGGTCAATTTGAGGGTTATGAGAACCAGTGGAAGACAGCGAACACGACCAACTGGCCGTACTTGGAGGTCAATCCGAATGTCACCGATGGCATGGGTGGAACACTGCCACTGCCACAACGCTCACTGCCCCCCATGGCCCAGACCGGTTTGATTCAAGCCAAGATGGGTGCGAGCGATGACATCAAGAGCACCACGGGTCAGTATGACTCAAGCCTGGGAGCCACAAGCAACGAGCGCAGCGGCCGTGCAATTCTTGCGCGTGAAAAGCAAGGGGACACGGGAACGTATCACTATGTCGATAATTTAAGCCGTGCAATCAGGTACTGCACCAGACAGATGGTGGACTTGATCCCCAAGATCTATGACACCGAGCGCATTGCTCGGATCATTGGTGCCGATGGCGAGACGGACATGGCCAGGATCAATCCTGATCAGCCGGAACCCGTACGTAAGATCCAGGACCAGGCCGGTAACACCATTGCCAAAATCTACAACCCAGGCGTGGGCACTTACGATGTGGTCGTGACCACGGGTCCGAGTTACATGACCAAGCGCCAAGAGTCGCTCGATGCCATGAGTCAGATTTTGCAAGGCAACCCCAACCTATGGGCTGTGGCCGGAGATCTGTTTGTTAAAAACATGGATTGGCCTGGTGCTCAAGAAATGGCTGATCGATTTAGAAAGACGATTGATCCCAAGCTCTTGGCCGATGGCGACAAGCCACCCGAGCTCCAGGCTGCTGAAAAGCAGATTGAAGAGATGACCGCCGAGATGCAGCAGATGCACGGACTCATTCAAAACGTCAGTAAATCAATGGAGGCGCAAGAGCTCCAGGTCAAACAGTTTGATTCACAAGTCAAGGCATACGATGCTGAGACCAAGCGCATCAGTGCCACCATGGCCGGCATGAGCCTCGAGCAGATCCAAGACATTGTGCTTGGCACCGTGCATGGCATGATCACCTCGGGTGACTTGATTGGTGAAATGCCTGGGCGCGACATGGATGTGCCTGGTGCGCCAGAGATGCCAAACGAAGGTATGGAGCAGCCGCCGCCTATGCAACAACCCCCCATGCAAGCTCCACCGATGCAAGGGGGTATGCAATGAACGCCAATCAATTTGTGGGCTTGCTGTTTCTAGGCAGGGACGTTGCACACAGCACCCATTTGAACACCAGGTCATACAGCAAGCACAAATCTTTAAAACATTTCTACAAAAACATTGCTGATGCAGCCGATGATTTTGCAGAAAGTTATTCAGGACGGCACGGCTTGATTGGTCAGGTGGTCATTCCCCCAAATAAGAAAACAGCAAACATCACTGAGTTTTTGCAATCTCAATTGGATGAAATTGAGAAATGTAGGTATGACGTATGTGAATCGTCTGATACAGCTTTGCAAAATTTGATTGATGAAATTGTGATCATTTACTTGAGAGTTATTTACAGACTCAAATTTTTAGCATAAGGATTTAACATGGCAAATTATCTTGCAATATCAGCGACAGGAAACGTCAAAACGTCTTTGGGAAAACTCAAAGGTATTTTTGTAAGTGCTGCCAGTTCAACACCATTGATCACCGTGTATGACTCAGCCGGCACGACCACGACCAAAACAATACTGGCCGTGTTCGCACCAACTGCAAGCACGATGTACACGTTTGCAGGGTCCGATGGGATCAGTTTCTCAAATGGTCTCTACATTGTGATCAGTGGCACTGTGACCGCAACCGCAGTTTACGACTAGCATGGCAAATACAAAAATATCCGCACTACTGCCCGCAACCGTGCCGGTTGCAGGGACCGAGGTTTTGCCGATTGTG